CCTTCCAGTCTTTTAAAAATTGTTGATTTTTGGTTTTGCCTAATATCGTAGTTACGCTTGGAAGTCTAGAACCATTTATATCATAGGTCCTTGATCCTTGATCCGTGTGCTGTGTGCCAGTGATATATTTAAATTTATTATTAAGCTTGATAGCTTTACCAATATTATGAAACTCTTGAATATCTTTATCGTTCATCATTAAAAACCATTTCTGTCAGCTATCTCTTCTAAAAATTTTTTAGTCTCATCTAGCTTTTCTTTTTTAGTCTTTTTTTTAAATATTTCATCCCATCTTTTTCGGTACAAATCTGTGGAAACCCTTGATTTTCCGTCCCATTTTCGACCTTTTTCTTTCTTACTCATAACACCAATTTATTTCTTATCTTCTTTTGGTCCTGAGTAAACAAAGTTTTGTCTATTATACTGTTCTATTTTATGTATCTTAACTGAGTTAGCTACGTTACCTGCTACTGAAATTCTAGTAACATCAGAATAAAAAGGTGCTACATAATGTTTTACCCATGCAGGAAATATAAACATATCTCGTGCTTTAGGATGAACAGCTTGATAAGTTACAGCTTGTCTATTTCCTTCTCCATATAAAAAGCCTAATGAACCAGGTCCACCAGAATTACCTATAAAATCTTTTTGTTCTTTTTGTAATTCTTCTGGAACATCTAAAAATATTACAAAAGATAGATCATCTCCGTGATCGTGTGGAGGATTATATTCATTCTTTTTCATATAATTAACCCACATTGCTGATAACAAGTATTGGGGTTTATCTTCAGGTTTAAAACGTATGTTTCTAAAGTTTTGAAAAGCTTCATCATAGATACCTAAAATTTGAGATATGTATGGAACAAATTGCTCTTTATTTAAAAAATTATATTCTTCCTTTATAATTCCAGCCAGTTTAGTTCTGTAATCCATTTCTTTTTTTCTACTAGCTTCAGCTTCTTTCATTAATTTTTCATGAAAATCTTCTGAGATTCTTATGTGAACTATGCATGGACCCCATTGGAATACACCATATTGTACTTTATTTTCATCTATTGTATCTGTTGTTTTAACTTGGTTATATGTCATTCTAAACTCATTGCCTCTCTATATTGTTGTAAACTCACTACCTTATCATTAAATACGTAGTCTGGCGAGTAGTGATCTATAACTTGTTCTATTTTATGCAGTTTAACTTGCGCATAAGGCCACAATAAACGGGCTATATAGTAACAATCTCTAAATGTACATCTCCAACGCCATTGAGTTTTATATTTGGTACCATTTTTACGGACACCTTTAATATTTCTTTTAATTACAGTTCCTACATTTAAAGTTTCATGTACCCAACGAATCACAGCTTCATCGGTCATAGCTATCTCCATACTAATACGCATACTATTAGATATTCTGTAACCTTCTCCTTTGTGTTTCTTTTTCTTTTCAGGGCTTCTTTTTATGTGAAGGCTACCTTCTCCATCAAAAAGTCCTGCTATATACGCTATATTATTTTCGCTTACCATTTATTACTACCTCTTTTAATACGGTGGTCCAAGGATTCAATTGATAATCAGCTTTAGTGCAGTTTGTTAACAACAGTATCATTACCGTCAGAGTCACTAAAATAATTATCTGAAGTCTCATAAAACTCTCCTTCTGAGTCACAATCCCAACATTGGTGAATTGTTTCTCCCCACTCCGTGCCTACCTTAAGGTAACCATTACCTTTACAGGTAGGACAGATGTGTTTACGTATTTGTTTTACTTTTAATTTTGCCATTTAACTTTTTTGCTTTCTCGTTTGCTAAACATTCCACAGTTTTACTAATTGATAATTTTGCATCGGGTAATAATACCTTAGACAAAGTTATTAAAACCTTGTATGTTTCGTGTGTTAAAGAGACATTTCTATATTTTGTTATATCAGTCATATGTTCCTTTCATTTATTTCTGAGCAATATATAGGATTAATAGGAGATTTGTCAAGTATGAAATTTATATTAACTATGATTATTTGTACCAGTGTATATAACACGTGTCTGGAACCTTTCCCTATGGCCGAGAGATACAATACTCACTATGAATGTATGATTGCTGGCTACAATGAGGCTATAGATAAAGCCAAAGAAATAGGACCAAAAGATATTAATAAGTATGGAACTGTTATAAAATTTTTTTGTTATGGAACTGAAGATGAAAAGATTATTATTCCAAAACCTAAACCTAAAACAGAAATTTGACAATGTGTCCAAATTGTGTTAGAGAATAATTATCTCACCACAATAGCCTATCACTTATTCCCTCTTGTGATAGGTTTATTTCATTTTCTTTTGTGTAATATTACCATCATCATCTATCCACAATTCCCATGCGGTTTTACCATCATAGTAATATCCGTGTAATGTTTTATTTTTTTTCATCAATAATTAACTTTCCATTTAAATGATCCATCTCATGTTGTACCACTCTACAGGGTAAATAATAAAATGTTTTATGTTGAGATTTACCATGACGACATGTCCATTCTAAATTAATAGACATAGATCTATTTACTTTTACCTCCTCACCAGGACAAGACAAACATCCTTCAACGTCTGGCATTTTTATATTGTTTTTTGATTTTACAATTGGATTAATAAATACTTGTGGGCTATCCTTTTCATTAGATACATCCATAACAAACATACGTTTGTTATAACCTATTTGATTAGCAGCAAGTCCAATACCATTAGCTTGGTACATAACTTTAATCATGTTATCTAATATAATATTGTCTTCTTCACTAAGTGGTAACTTTACTTTTTCTGTAGGTTTTCTTAATATTGCTCCAGCGTACTCTTGATGACTTAATATTTTAATTTTCATACTAACCCCTACAATTTCCGTGCACGTACTTTTGTAGGAGCAAAGGCTCCGAGGCTACCCCGGTAATTGCCGAGGTCACTGCTTGACGTACAGGGAATAGCGCGAGGCATTATTTGGACGCCGGTCCTTTTCAAATCGGTTTGTCTCCAGTCAGTTTTCTGACTGTATTCGTCTGCTTGTTTTAAGCAGTCAATACATTCATCATAGTATTCATTTTGGAATAACCATCCTGCATGTAATGACAAAATTTTGTTTTTCATTTTTTTATTTATAGTACCAGCCATTTTATTTACACATACATCCAATCCAATCTCCACTGCCATCATTCATAATATGTAAATTTAATTCAGTTACATATCCTGTTAATTTTAATCTCAATATCTCACAAAGCTCAAAACAATCTGTTTCAGCTGTTATGATGATTCCTTCCATTATATCCTTGGTGACGGGAATCAGTTGATACAGTTCTCCGTTCCAAATTATTAGGTCCATTTGCAAACTCCTTTACAAGTTTATACCACAGGTCTTTATATTTCGAATTCTTCGTCTTGCCCCAATTTTTTGCCGCTTCGTTTATTTGGTCTAGTAGTGTCACCTGTGCTCCTTCCCCATTTAATTATTCTTTCTAAATTTCTAGTTTTTAATTTAATTTTAGGACCATAGGGTTTCCATGCTTCCGATATTAAATTTAATTCTATTACTAAATTAGTCCACTGCTTAGGTGTTATGTTTTCAACTTTTATATTTATTTCTCTGTCTTTCATATATCCTATATAGGATATCTAGGGAGATTTGTCAACGTCCTTTTTTACCTTTTCCACGATATTTTCCCATTCTTTTTTCGTGTTTATTTCTGTTCTTTTTGTGGCGTCCGGGACGTTTTTTAGGTTTATCACGTATAGGTTTAGTGCTAATACCAAACCTGGCTTTTTTACTCATTAAATTGTCTTATATTAATTTGATCTTTGCCTGTAACGTGAGGCATATAACTAATTTTACCATTAATTTTTTGTTCTAGATCACTACCACATGTGACACATCTAAATATAGTTTTATATATAGAAACAAAAATACTTTCTTCGCTACAGTGTGGACATTGTCCATTTACTACCTGTGCTTGTATGTTAATCTTGTCGAATGTTTTCATATTTCTTTTTTCTCTTATATGCTTTCTTATTCTTTATCACACGCTGGTGATAACGTCCATCACTTAATTCTTGTGCTACTTTATTTCTAGGTCTATTTTTCTTGAGAAAAAAAGCGTATGCTTTTTTATCCATTAGTACTGTATTAAGGTAAATATAACGTAGGCCATCCCTGTAATTAAGGCTCCTACAGATACTAATAGAATGCTTTCTATTCTATTAATTTGTTTTTCTAATTTGTGTATTTTTTCGTAAGTTTGTTTTTGCATAATTCTACACAGTTTTTCATGGTCTTCTATTCGTTGTAATGCGTTTTGTTTAGCCATGATTAGTCTAATATTATCGCTTTTATGGATTTTTCACCCATATATATTTCTGTTTTTGCCTTACCCTTCCAGCATTTATAAGATACTGATTCAGAGTACTGTCTCTCCGCTTCGCGCTTGCCGCGTAAGCATTGGGCCATTGAGGTTTGGATACGGTGTTCCTTAATTTCCCCGTTTACAAACATTAATAATCCTATCACCGCTTCGATCAATTTCCACCTCCATTTTTACATTCACATGTAGAACATTCACATTCTCCACTAAATTCACTAGGTGGTCCTCCCCAGTCAGAATGTTTTTCGTAGTCACAATGACAAGGACATCCGCATTTTTTACATTTAATTGGTGGGCTCATTCAGTGTGTACTCCCATTTCCGTTAGTGTATTTCATCTCTCTAGATGCGTCTTTTAATTTTTCTATATCAGTTAATACTTTGTCCATTTGTTTTGTTAAAAATTCTATGTTAACTTTATTTAACGCCATAGATTCTATGTGCTTGTTCAACTTATCGGTGGTCTTGTAAAGATCCTCAATCATCATGAATTGCTCGGAATCTGCAGGAAGCGAACCAAGTTGACCCCGCGGCCATTTGATTCTAAACTCTGTGTTCTCAGTTAAATCTTTAGACATTAGTTCTACTGTCGTTTGAATTTTGTTTTGCGTCTCAATGATACCGAAGTAAGCCCAAGTTCCAATCGCGAC